AATCTTCTTAATAAAAGGCCATAACATCTCTTTCGCAGTAGCCCTATTAATGTCTGCGGCGAGATTAAGAAAGTGTAAGGGCGTCTCACTTGCCATAGCGATAATCTTAGCAACTCTATTAATCATAGCTTCTAAATCAAATTTTCCGCTCGGTTCAACGTATTCGAAATCCATCCCTTTGGGCAAGATTAGATTTGAACCAGGAGGAATACTGCGCCTCAAACCTTCTTTTTGGTCCTTGTCCCTACTCACCTTTCCTAACCTATCTTTCAGTGTGGAACGATATCGAGTATCTACTCCGGTAAACTTTCCCACCGGCTGTGAAGCGAAAAGCCTTCGTTTATCCGCTTCTTCAACCAGTGAATCGTAAAGATCGAAATGATAAAATAGATGATAAAGATCTGAGTTCCCGTATAAAGAGTCAGAAACAGCGTTTAACATTATGTGCACCATCTCATCGGGATCAATTTCTTCCTCTTCCTCAGTTCCTTCAAACTGAACAAACTTTTCAACTTCTAAAACGTTTCCCTCTTTTACGTATTTCTTTATAGTTCTCGGAGGAAGTAAAGCCAACTTAACATCTCCGTTTTCTCCAGTAAAAAATCTAATAAACACATCCCCATAAATAGCTGATTCGACACCAACTTGGAAAAGATCAATCTCATCAAATAGCTTTCGGGCGAAAGCTACCTGCTCATTATCTCCAACAAACTGTAGCCCCTTACCAAAAGTAGCCGAAGCTGTCAGGTTTACAATTGGTCGTGCAAATTGATTCTCTAAATAGTAGGACCAAGCCTTTTCATAAATATCCAATCGATTAGAGGGAGCTTTCCACTGTTTCCCTCTTTGATAAATCCAACTACCCAAAGATACACTGATGTTGCCGTATTTTGCTCTGCGGAAGGGTAGTCTTGCTTCTAAAATCCTTCTTCCTATTCTTTTAAATCCTCTAATCATACCCATATAAATTTCACCCCACTATCGGCACATCTCCAAAATGGCCATAATCTTCATCATGCTCTTGACTACGCACCCATTCACTTCTTGAATATTCACTAGGCTCTCCAAAATGGATTTCCAAAACTCCCGGCCTTTCTGCCCAATCGCTTTCTTTTACAAAACAGTAAATCGTTGCGTCAAGTTCATCGGGGGATTTACCTATCCGCTTTCTAATCTCATCTTTGCTTTCCACTTGCCACTTCCCCCTCTTTGTCAAAAAAGGCGGTTTCATCTGACTTAGTTGCGTTTTCAAATCTTCATTGTTTAATAGTTTCACCTTTTTTCTTTCTAACCAAGATCTAAACCGGCAATAAAGCTCAGATCTCCGATCGTGGTATATCTCTTTTTCTATTGCCGAACCCCCTCCAAAAATTCGGCAGACTGGCAACCCATCCTCTTCAAGATCATCAGGAAGCTGCGCCCCTACTCCCACTGAATCTATCGCCATCACAAAAGGGTGATAACGTCTAAATCTATCTCTAACTATTCCTTCAAATTCATTTAACTTTTTCTTAGGAAATGATTCCAAAGCAACTTGAACAGCAAAATCTCTTTCAAAATCAAATACTGATATTACAGCTTTATCCCTACCAATTCCTGCAGGATCTATTCCCATTACTCTCACTGAAACGCCGCCTCCAAACACTCCAAAGGTACAAACATAGTTTCCTCAGATGATGGAAACTCTCCTAACACTTTCGATTGCCAGAACGCTGAATTTTCTCCCCATTTCTCCTTCATATTTTGAACCCACTGAGGAGTGACCAAATAAGGTCTTACAACTTTACCAGCTTTTAAATTTGGCGAATCAAGACAAGAAATGTGAATTTTTTTATATTTACTTTCAGGAAGAAAAGCTCTGTAAAAATGCCCTGAAGGACTGGTTGGATTCCCAATTTCAAGTAAATGGGCATTCTCTGAACTCATTAGCGAGTCGCAAGCTTTGTATAGTTCCTCTGATACTCCTGGTGATTCATCAAGAACGATCAGAATATTTTTTGAATGATAACCTTGGAAAGCGTTTACATCCCAATCTCGGGGATGAAGGCCCAAAGCAAACCAGTCATTATCGCAAATAAGTTCGAGTGTCAGAAGTCTTCCGCCTAATTTAACTTTTCTTCTTCCGTATAACTTTCTGATATCTCGCCATAAGATTTTAGCAACCTGCTTAAAGGTAGGAGCAGTAGTTATAACTTTTGATGGTATTTGAGTGTATAAAAACGATAAAACACAGAGAGCACTTGAATAAGTTTTGCCAACTCCGTGACCTGAGCGAACTGCTGTATACGTATTCTCAAAAACAGAAGTGATAATTTCCTCTTGCTTCTCCCAAAGCTTATCCTCTAAATTTAAACAATCGTATATCCAAGCAAGAGGATCACCTTCATAAGTATTCAGATACCAGTCCGTGATTTCATCAAGATTTATTTTTTCTTTTGAAGAGGCTAACAATGTCACCGGTTATCTCCTCCCGATTTGTAGGTTCCCCTAACGCTAACTTTCCTGCTTTTTGATAATTTACTAATGCTCTATCTAATCCTTCTATATCTTCTTTATCAATAAACCCTTCTTGCTTCATTTTTTTAACAACTTGACTAAATATTGCTTTTATCAAATTCAGACCAGCCTTAGCCAATTCCAACGTTTTCGAATCAAATTCCGCCGCCTCAGAAGCTAAAATCTCAGATTTCTTTTCTTGTCTCAAAGTTTGTATTTTCTTTGTGTAGAGTTTGCGTTCCTGCGTCCATTTATCTTCCCAAGCCTTTTTTGCTAAATGATTATAATTTGGCCCATACTTTTCGGATAGCTCTCTTAATGTAGGATACCTAACATTCCCTTCCTCATCTCTTATTCCTTCTACGTATTCTGATTTAATTTTTTCCCAATTATATTTTGTCATTTTTCAATCAACTCCGCTTTTTTTACCTGTAAATTGCTCCCATCTGTTAATGATTACATCACAGTAAATCGGGTCTATTTCCATCATAAAACAACGTCTATTTAACTGCTCACAAGCTATTAAGGTACTTCCACTTCCTCCAAATAAATCTAAAATATTATCATTTATCCTACTACATCTCCGTATAGGTCTTTCGTAGAGTTTGATAGGTTTCTGAGTAGGATGGATATAATCTGATGTATTATCTCTCTTATTTATCCAAATATTTATTATCTCTAATAGACTTTCTATAATATCAATACTCGATACATTACTATTCAATATCTCGTTCAACCCTCTAAGTCCTCGATTAAGATAAGGTTTCCCCACAGTTCCATAAACACACGGTTCATAGCATTTATTGAAAGCAACTTGAGGAGTAGGCGTAATGTTGTTTTTAATCCAAATATTTACCCGTCTATTCTTTATACCATTTTTTTATAAAGATTCTGTATTAAGTAGATATAACTTTCATCACACCAATAGAATATATGAAAATCTTTATTTGAAATAGCAATAGCGTTCTTAATTGTGTTATCTAAAAATCTTTCGTATTGTTTTTCTGTTCTATTATCTTTAACTACTTTGCTCGGAGAGTATTTACCGTCAGTACTCACACCTTTAAAATAATCCAGTCCAATATTATAAGGTGGATCGTTAAATATTAAATTTATTTTTTGACCTCCGGATAATTTAATTATGTCATCAAATTTTTCAGCGTCTCCACACATTAATCTATGATCACCCAGTTGATAAATTTCTCCTCTCTTGCTTTTCGGCTTTTGAATTTTTCTCGCTTCTTCCTCACTATCAAAGTCATCTTCTTCAAGTTCCTTTGGAATCCAGTTAGCTATTTCTTCTAACTCCTCCTCATTAAACCCAGTAAGTTCTATATCAAATTGTCCATCATCAAGTTCAATTAATAAACTAGCTAGCTTATTAAAATCCCAATCTGACTCTGCAAGTCTATTATCAGCTAATGCATAAGCTATTGCCTTCTTGCCACTAAAAGGCAAATAGATTACAGGTACCTGTTTAATTCCTGCTTTTTTTGCAGCTTCAATTCTTGCATGACCAGCTATAATCATATTATTTTCCCCTACTAAAACAGGATTAGTCCATCCATACTCTTTAAGAGATTTCATAATTTTATCTATTTGCTCTTGGGGATGCTTTTTAGGATTTCCTTGAAACGGTCTTAAACTGTCAATATTAACTTTCTTTATCTCCATAATTCCCTTTATTTATAATTTCCTTTACATATTTATTTCTTGAAAATATAGCCTTAATTCTTTTTTCTTGTTGTGAAATGTATTGATGTGAGCAACCTAAAGTTCTGGCCACAGATTCCTGAGTTTTCTCATCAATATATCGAAGACAAAAAATAGCAACCTGAGTAGGTGAGAGGCACTTAATTAATTTCAAAATTAAGCCGTGGGGATAATCTTTTCCATCACCATCACCGTCTCCATTTTCAAAAATAGAATTCTTATAACTCACTTCGCTCTCCAAATTTCCTGGAAAACTTGAGAATACAGGCCACTCGCCTATTTTCTCACTTTTCGAGAGAATATAAATAAGCTCAGTTATCTCATTAATTTTTCTTTGATAAACCCTCGATTTAACCCATTCTTCTATTTCCTTCCTATTAGTAAGAGCTTTTTGCAATTTCATCACTTCCTTGTTTAAGATTAAGACTTAAAATTACTAGCTAATTTATTGCAAAAGTATTTAAAACACAAAAAAAGCCGAATCATAAAGTCCTTTTATTTTCTTTCTTAGAACTTTAAGATTCGGCTTCCGTTTCTCGGCTGACCGAAGATTTCATTAGAGTTTAAATATTCAAAGATTTTTCAACTTTTAAAAGAGCATGGCTCTTAGTCTCTAAAAACCTTACTTCATTTTAATATCTCCTTCCTCTCCTGTCAAATTTCTACCTTTTTTTTTTATTGCTAAAAAAATAGTTTCATCCCCCCTTTTAATTCGAACGTCCATTACCACTCCATCCTTAATGTTAATAGTAGGAGTAATAGTTCCAAAATGCGGTCCCTTCTCCTTTATCCATTCTCTCAAAACATCAAGGGCATCCTTTTTCATCTAAACCCCCTGGACTTATACTCTTTTTCTATTAAATTCAAAATACTATTTGACTTTAAGTTATACCTTTATATATCCACTTCAACACACCATCTACATTCTGACATCCATATTTATCAAACTCAGGATCAAAAAATGTAGTAAAACGAATCCGATCCCAACCTACTATAGGCGCATATAAATCATAGCGAGTTAGATAAGGTAGCTTATTAGAAACAATATAAGCCCAAACATCCATCCAGGTCCAGTTTTTCAGTGGAAAAAATTCAGGAATTTCTGTTAAATGTCTGTTAGCCCTGATTCTTCTCCGCCGTTTATTACTTTCTTCTTCTCTTAGTCCTATAAATGAGGCATCATAACCTTCTTTCTGTAAGCGGGGAAGCAAACCTTGTATAAAATCTTTTCCTAGTACATTAATCGCTTTTCTCTTCAGAATCTTATACTGCTCAGAAGTTTCAACCCAAAGATTCTTTACTCCCATTTTTCGTGCATTTTCTTTTATCTCTTTTGATATTTCTCTTGGAATATAGAATCTGCCATAATCCCAGTGAAGAACCATGATATCAGAATCGAATTGCAGAACCAGATGTAGCATACAGGTTGAGTCTTTTCCCCCAGAAAAAGCAACATAGGGTTTGCAAAATTCAAGGAGAACATCCTCAATTATCATCTGCGCCTCGTTGACTTTTCTTTGAAACCTTTCGGTTCTACTATGAATTAGAAAAGTTTCTCTCCATTTCTTATCCATTTTTAGCTTCCCACGATTTAGAATACTCTCTATTTCTAAAAATATAAGCTACTCCTGTCATCTGCTTTAGTCTTAATACCTCATCATATTCCATTCCCAGATGTTTAGCAATGTCATCATCCTGCCAACCAAGATTAATTAATTTCAATACAAGCTCAGACATTAAATCAACTTTATGAACACCCCTTGCTCTATTGTGTCTAATAGTTGAAGCCATCCGATCTTTGATATCTTTTTCTATTACCACAATGGGAATATATTCAAACTTCAACTGCTTTTTAAGAAGGAAGAATCTATGAAATCCATCAACAATAATGTATCTATCTATCTCGTTATCGTAGAAAGTAACCACAGGTTGAGTTACTCCATCTTCTTCAATGCTATGTTTCAGTAGCTTCATCTCAGGATAGGCAACTTTATTTGGATTATATTCATTAGCTTGCACTTTCTTACTTTCAACCCAGATTATACAATCACAGGGATGGTTTCTTTGAGGTGAGACTTTGCTAAGTTCTTTCCTGATATAGTTGAGAATTTTGATTTTTTCCCTCAAATCCAGATCTTTAATTTTATCTTTGATAGTCTCTATTAAACCTTTTAAAGAATCTTTTTCCATCTTTCCAATCCTCCCTGATTTTTTCTCTTTTGAATACTAATATTATTTTCCCAATCGTGAATCATAATCTGCCTGCACTGTTGCCTATAAATATATTCATCTTGCCCTTGCTTTGCGAATCTTTTAATAAATCTATCTTTATGCTCCTCAGGGATAGTATCTATGAGAAAATCCCGGTATTGTTTCCAGCTCTTAAATCTGGGAGGCAATTTTTTGGAACTATAGACCATATTTTCTTTTGCATATCTTGCTGCAACGTGAATTCCTTTCAATCGCTTGACGAGTTTATCGTAAGTATCAGGTTCAAACTCCTGTAAGTTTGCTAAACATCGGAAGGACTTTTCATGTATTAGATTTGAGACTCTGACGTTTTGAATTTCATACCCTTTCATATAGAGAAAATCGTAAATTCTATTGTATTTAAGCTTATGATCGTATATATATTTCCACACATCTTCAAAAGTCCAGTCATATAAGGGGTAAGCGTTTATAACTCCTTTTGTATGCGTTGTCCAAGTAATGTTTTTATATCCGGGATTTTTTATCACGGCCCTATATCTATTTAAACTCTCTTCAGCTCTTAAGCCAACTAGAAAACATGACTTTTTATCTTTCCATTTTTGACTGAACCAATCCAAGAATTTGTAAAACCTCTTAGGATATTCCTCTGTGATTTTATGGATGGCAATTGGGTCTTTTTCTCTCATCCACTCCTCACCTTCTCCCCAGGCATATAAAAAACAATCAATATGCGAAGTTGCATTGGTCATATAAATCGGAACCTGGAACCAGAACGGCTTAATATTTTTCCTATACATAATACTTTTGATAACTTCGATAGTTGACTGATATTCAGCTTCCTGATCAAGAAAGAATACCTTGATGACTTTACCCTTCTTAATAGCTTCTCTATAAGCAATATCGAACAGAACAGTGCTGTCTTTTCCACCAGAAATTGAAATCACGACTTCTTCGAACTCATCTAAAATGTAGGAGATTCTTTTCACTGCCTCTTCATAAACATTAGTTAAGCCATAAATCCGTTTCATCAACTTCCTCCAGTTTGGACACTTAAAGTCATCTTTTCCTTCAAGACTTCACTTAGTATCTGAGTAAATTTATTTATCTTGCTATATTCAGTATTCATTTTCTGATACAAATACTGGTCAACTTTAGCATCACTTAGAAATATGAAAATCTTCGCAGCTCTCTTAAGATTCGCAATAATATCTAAAAATAAATAATTTTTGACTATCGGTATCTCGAAAAGGATAACGAAATCTATATTTTCTTCATCTCCATTAGCATCATAAAAGGTTCTCATCAGTAAACTATTCCCGATTTTCCTTTCCAACTTTTTGATGTGCGATTTTAGATTAGTGTAAATTAAGATTTTCCCCTGCAGCCTGCTGAGTAATTTCTTCAGTTCGGTATATCTACTTTCTCTGGTATTCGTGAAATCAGCTAATGAGGTAATGATCGGCATTGGAGTTTTATTTTCAGAGAAAAGTTTCTCTTTCAAGCTTTGATAATTCTTCTTTTCCTTATCTGTGAGTGGAGCTTTAATTATTTCGCTCTGATTCTCAAAGAAGGAACTGTAAGTGAGACAAACATAATCCTTGATCTTCTCCGCTAAAAAGCGATAATCGTGATTATCTCGGAGATTCCCCTGTTCAGTTTTCTCGAAATAGTTTCCTTTAAAAGCATAATAGTGCTGATAGCCTAATATCCGTCTGTCCAAATACGAGAAAGGAACATACAAATATTGGATATCTACAATAAAAGGGACTATATCCAGAAGTAACTTATGCTTACAATATAGAGATAGTTTTTCAATTCGCTTGAATTTATCTGACAACACACTCTTATACCTCACACATCCATCTAAGATCAGTAAAGTCTGTTCAGTTGCAATTACATACGG